CATCTTTACGCTTCATTTGATCTGTATACAATTTAGTATCCGCAGATAACAAAGCTTTATCCATAGCTGTCTCGTCTCTCATTTCAGCTAAATCTTCATCTTGCTCCATTTTCTGTTCAGTCAAATCTCTATCTTGTACAAGTTTAGCCGTATCAAGATTCAATCTATTTTCATCTTCTAGAGTTTTTCTTTCAGTCTCCCTAGCTTTTAAATCAACTTCTCTTTCTTTTAATTTAAGTAATGGATCATGATCGAATTGAGATGTTATTTGTCTCTCTTCCTTCATAAACTCTTCAGTCATTTCTGCAATCAACACAGCTTTTCTAGCTTCTATCTGTTGAGACATCATTTGTAAATCAGCTGCCGCTTGTGGATTCTGCGGCGCAATTTGTTCTAATTGTTTCATCTGTTGCATTTGTTCTCTAAATTCTAATTGAACTTGTTCTTGTGCCATCAATGATATGTGTTCTAAAATATTTTTTTGTAATGAACCCATAACCATTGGAGCATTTCTAACCATGTTAGTTGCCATAAAGTTTAAGTGTGAAGTAATGTGTGCTCTATGATCCTGACCTGGAAACGCTTGAAAAGGTTTACCACCTAATGCATCTATATTTTCTATAGCTGGATCTTTAGGAGCATTTGGTGGAGGAGGTGGTAATATTGCATCAATATTCTTAACTCCAATTGCTTCATACATAGTTCTATAAACATTATACATGTTGTGCATTTGTGGATTAGTGGTTGCTAATTGCATTTCAGTTTGTGCTAATGTTATTCTCTGTGACATTGAGAATATATTAGGATCAGCAACAGGTAGAATATCTACTCTGTCATCAAAGTCCATTTGCTTCACGGTCCTTGCACCACCGACAACATCGTAAGGATATTCTGGTGGTAAGTACTGTGCAATAATAGTTGCCAGTAATCCAAATTCTTTTTTCATTGCTGCATACAATCTTTTATGTATTGCAGACATTACACGGGAGCCTCTTTCTAAAAGAGCAATAGTAGTTCCTACAGCTGCACCTTGATTACCATCACCAACTTGCATATCAGCAATAGCAGCAAATCTTTGTCCAGCTTGAACAACAATTCCTAATAATTGTAATAATGTTGGAGAAGGTTCTTTATAAGGTAGTGGAAAGAAAGCATCTCTTAAACTTCCACCTGGTGCATCTACATCTTTAAATTCACCTGGTTGAATAGGGTCCGATTCATTCTGAACTCTAACACCTCTCTGCTTAAATCCTGCAGGTAGGTTGGCTAAAGTTCCAGCGTCTAATAATTGACGGAGAGCCGCCGTTGCCGTACGACTCAATCCGCCAATCATGTGAATGAGTCCGAATCCATAAAATCCTAGTCCTGGCAGAAATTTGAAGTGGACGAAGTATTGGATTCTATTTTTCTTCGGATCATTGGGCGCAAAGTTTCGCTTGATAGCGAGAACTTTTCTTGTACCTTCCTCAATTGTAACAATGTAAGGAAGTTTTATTCCAGTAGGTTCATTCTGTGAATCAACCTCCTCGAATCCTTCTAGATCTAAATTCACGTGGCATTCTAACAAAGTATAGATAGGTTGTTGTCTGCCTGTAGCTTTTGTTCCTTCTAGCTCACGCTCCTTTTTTTCTAATTCATTTGAAGTCACCATTCCTGGTGGCCCTAATTCTATATCTCTATAAAACCCAGAAACTTGTTGCTTACGCAACTCGTTTTCTGGAATTTTAATCACATGAATAATAGCTTCCGCATCATCTAATGAGGTAGCTGTGTACGGAACTACTAATTCATCTGCAGGGACGAACTTTGAAACTGCTCTTCCCATGGTCATGTCATAATAGACTTTTTTAAATGTTGATCCTGCTAATGGTAAATGAAACAACATCGAATCAAATTCTGGTTCGTATTCTTTCATCTTGTCCATAACAAGATAATTCATATAGTCTTTTACTCTTTGAGCTTGTAAATCGTGTGCTGGAGTTTTAACTCCTATTACTTGAGTTCTAACAGGTCCATCTCCTGGTAATAATTCTTTATATGCTTGTGCTTGAAACTGTGTAACAGATTCAGCTAGTACAGGATGGGTTGCACCTGATGCTCCTTGAAATGGTTCTGTTCTATTTTCATATTTAAATCCTAAAAGATCTAAACCATCTCTATAAGTTTTCTCCCAATCTTTTCTAGAAGATTTATAATCCATGTAGTTTCCAGCTTGCTCGTTTCCGATCGGCTCTAAAACATCTTCAGGTAAAATATCTGCTAGATTATCAAAATGATTTTCTGTTCCAGGAATGTTAATTGCTCCCGGTTCAAAATCAATAGTTGCTCCACCATCTTCTTCGGGTGTTACTTCTACCGGTTGTTTTTCTGTAACTTCCTCTTGTACACTTAAATCTACTAGTTCCTCTTCACCAGGAACTTTAAGTTCTGTTCGTGTATTAGGGAGTCCTTTATCTATCTCTGCCATTTAAATTCTCCTGTTTCTTCTTATCCTTTTTTACTACTTTAATCAACCCCTCTGGACTAGGTCCTTTTAAAGGGGGTATCGCATTCCATTTAACATGCTTCATGTTTTTTACAAGTGTTGGGTTTTCTTTTGTCATTTCTTTAAACTCATTATGCCTTCCGAATCACGGGCCACGGTTCTTGTTAGGTTGGCTATGCCACCATTTGCAAACTCAGTTTGAACCTTACCTGTGGGTATAGATGTTCCAAATACATTCTCAGCGGCAGAAACAGGTGCTGTAAACGCATCACTGATGTTACTACCAATATCCGTAAAAAACTCTTTTTTTGGAATAATATAATTACTAAAATGTCTGTCTCTTCTTTGTTTTATTTCATCTTCATAATTTTGTTCAGCCGTTTGATAAGCTTGTCCTAATTCCATTTTTTCTTCTTCTGGTATAGCATTAAAAGCTTCAACTTTTTCTTCAAATTCTTTTTGTTTAGCTAACATTTTATCTTTAAACCACATTTTATCCATTGCAGACCCATTATTATAATTCTCCAATAACGTGTTATATTTTGCTTCTGCATCTAATAAATCTATTACCTTTTTTGCTTTTGGGCTTTTATTAATTAGATACTCGCTTTTAGATTTACCTAATATACCATAACTAGCCTCGTTTATATTTCTTGTAAAAGGTAAACCATAAGCAGCACCACCATAAAGAAACAAAGGTGCAAATAATCCTTCACCTTTTGCAAAGAGTTTAATTCCTTTACCTAATTTACTTTTTCCAAATTTTGAAAGTCCATTTTCATCAATGTTTGCTGGAAATGATCCGAGTGTAAATTGTTTTGGTTTTATGTTAAATGTTTCTTTTGCAATATCTAAAGGTTTTTTTAAAACTCTTCCTTTTATTAAAATATCATCTGCTAATTTTAACTCATCAGCAAATAATTTATTAATATCTTTCGTAAATTCATAACCCATTTTTTTACGATAAGCTTTTACTTTTTCAGGAGAATATAAATCAGCAGCTTTTGGTAAAAAACCTTTTTTGGCAGAGTCTGCTAAATTAGATAGTATACCCTCAGATGTATTTATTCTTCTTGGAATAACTCTAAGATTTTTAAAAGGTTCCCCTTTTACAGATTTAAAATGATCAATATCATAAGGTGCTCTTGTGTAAGTATATCCAGCTCCTTTATTGTATGATTCTTTCATTAAATCTTTAAATAAAACTTTTTCTTTTGTTTTTGGATGAACAACTTCTCTTCCTAATAAGTCATTCATTTCGTCGGCAACTTTATATACTTCTTTAAAATCATCTAGTTTTCTACCATCTTTTAATAAACTAAAATAAGAATGTCTTTTACCTTTATAGACAAATTCAGCGTCTCTATGTGTAATGAGATTTCCTTTTTTATCAATATCACCCAGTCTTTTAATAAATTTAATTTTATTTCCTCCCTGTTGTTCATGTCTCATTGCAGAATCAATTATAAATTTTTCAGGTGTGCTTATGTTTGAAACTTGTAATTTAGGAACATTCTTTTTTTGCTCTACAATTTCTTGAAAATCTCCTAAAGTAAATCCTTTATCTGCTATCTTTTTTTGAAATTCAGCTTGAGCTAATGTTTTTAACATTTTACTAGCTTCTTTATATTCCGGAAGTTTTAAAAGATGGTGTGAAACTTTACTTCTTCCAAGACCAGTTTTATTAGATACTTTTTTTACTAAAGAAAAAACCTCTTCAATTGGAAGATCTGGATTTTTTATAATTTTTAAAAACTCTTTTTGTGCTTTGTCAGCGGCTGTATCTAATTTTGGAATATTAAAATTTTTTAATTGTTTTGTAAAATTTTGATCTCTAGATGGTATGCCTACTTTTTCTGCTAAAGCTTTCATGGAAACATGTTTTGAACCTTTGTTAGATTCAATGACTAATTCTTTTAATGTTGTATATCTTTTGTTTCTAGTTTCTGTAACTACGTCGGAAAATTCTGCTGCCTTAGCTGTAGCTTTTTTTAAAGATGAAAACTTTCCTTCAAACCCCTCTCTACCTAATTTTTCATTAGGTTTCACTCTGACCCTATAAGGATTTTTTTTACTTCTATTTTGTTGAACAAAAGCTGGTAGACCATTATACCCCGGTCTCGATCCATCAACATTGGGTGTTACTAGTTGGCCTGCTGATCCACCATCAGCATAGTTTTCTTTTGCGTATATTGGTAAAAATTCTCTAAAAGTTATAATTGGATTCCTTTGTCTACTATTATAATAAGATTTTTTATAATCTTTATAAGCTTTAAATGCAGCTCCCTTTTTTGTGTGAATATCAAAAGCACTGGATCCATATCTAAACCCGATCCGTCCACCATCAGCATGTGGTTTTAAAAATGGATTGGGTTCCCATTCTTCTAAGGTCTCACCCGGTCTTAAAACTTCTGTTTGTTCTAGCCCTGGATTATTTACATTAGAAGTGTAATCCCAAGGGCTTGCTTTTGCAAGTTTCATGTTCCGTGGTTCCTGGACCGTGGATCTTGGTTCAAGGGCAGCTCTTAAAATAGGGTTTTTGATTATTGGTACCGAACTTTCTTCTAAACCGAATTTAATTAATTGTTTAAGATTCATTATTCACCTAACATGTGCGCCAGTCCGCCT